AGATCGGGATTCGCTGTTTTAAGCAGCTTTCGATAGTAGTTAGGGACGGGACATTCTCGTCCGTCTGGCAGCACAGCGATATCTCGAGGAAAAAAGTCTGATGTGTATGTCTCATAGTAGGATTTCCCGATGCCGGGTTTAAGGGACATTGCAACGTATGGTTGTTTGAGATTGTGGTAGGGCGCTTCGCCAGTTTCTTTATCGACCTGGGCTTGCTTTTTGAGGATGTAGCGCGCGACATAGCCCGCGCTTTTGAAGGTAACAGAACCTATTTCGCATGACCCTTTACCCCACGTTTTTTCGAGTATTTCGGATGTATAGACGCGATTTCCGCGGCGTATGTTAACCAGTTTTCTATCAGGGAAGGAGAGCCCGAATAGGATTGCATGGTAGTGGGGTCGGTAAGTATTTTCGCCGTATTCACCGCACATAAAGTAGCGGAAGTTTTGACCGGTTTTGAACCGGAGGCGTTTGAGGAATTTTTGGAAATGTTCATGTTTTAGAGAATTATTTTTGGGCAGATTTTCGTTCGAATAGGTGCAGGTAATGAAGGTATTTTCTTCATGCATTTGGGATTCATGGTGGATTCGCAGAGCCCAGTCCCTGGCGTGATCGAGGCGGCAGCCGATACAACGTCCGCATGGGAGTTCTGCATTTTTGTTTGCTTCTCCTTTTTTGAGGATTCGCACGGATTGTTTTGCTTGTCCGCTGATGTAGATTTGGGCGTCAAGGGGGTGATAGCAAGGCATGAGGATTGCTCCAGAAAAACGGAGCACCCCGCCAGAAGCGGGATGCCCATCAAGATAGTTCGGATATGCCTCAGAGAGCTACGCCTCCACGAGGGACGGCTCGCAGGTTTCTTTTGTGGACGCGGCCAGCGGTTTTTTTGAACAGTTTCTTAGAGGATTTTCGACTCATTTTTCGTCTCATGGTGTGGTCCTTTTTGGTTGGGTGTAGCGGGATTCTGTCACCTAGCACATATAAGAACAAGCTAGTTATATGTGCTACCCCTCCGATTCAACGTTGGCACGAGATTCATTGGGAGGCTCTGTAGAGCCGGTGACGGGACGTTCCGGGGATGGGGTAACCTCAGGTATTCGGTAGGAGTCGATCCACGCTTGTGGATCGTTTTGGAAGCTCTGACGGGTATCCGCGGGTAGGGCGGAGAAGGCAGATTGGATTTCTGCCACCGTTTGCATCGCTTCGGAGAAGGTTTTGGAGGTTGCGTGGCCGAACCGGATTTGTTGTTTACGGGATTCGTAGGGATCGAATCCGGAAGCCTCGTAATGGCGGACAATATTGTTGATGTCGCACGAGTCTTTGAAGCCCTGCTGGGTCAGTGATTCGCCAGAGAAGTCCTGGCTAAATTTTCGCGTTCTGCTCATTTTGCAAGTCCCATAAGTGCGGCCCGAATAATCGGGATGATGATAGGCCCAGCTACGGGCATGATTTTAATTAAGCCGTCGAGGTCGGCATTTTGTAGAGCTTTCCAGAAGTCGGATTCAGATTGAATACCGACTTTTTCAAGCTGGCGAATTTCTAGCTCGAATTCGCGTTGTCTGTTTTCAGTTTCGAGGTTTAAACCTCGTTTAAGTTCGTTGAGGGTTTGCGCTTTTACGTATTCAGTGTCAGCGAGAGTTTTCGCCTCAGTTGCGCGGATGCCCGCGCGTTCGTCGCGTTGCTTTGCGGTATTTTCCTCAACGTTGTTATTAGTGAGGATTTGGCCTTGTGTTTGGAGTGCGGCGGATGCGGCAGAGGAGATTCCCTGGGCAAGGGGGGCTTTTTTGTTTTGCATGACAGCGGTAGAGCCTCCGGGACTGGAGGCAGGAGAGCCCAGGGCAAGGATTCTATTGAGACCTGCGGCCTCTAAGTCCTTTGCTGCGCGCTGATAAGCGGTTGAAGACATTCGCTCTTGGAAAGCGCGATTTTCCCTGGCAATTCTTTCGTTAGCTGCATTGGCGGCAGATTGGCCGCTAGTGCCGAGAATACCGCCTAAAATAGAGGCGCCGCCTCCGATGAGTGCGCCGCCGATAATTGGGTCCATGGTAACTCCCCCCTAATGATCCCCCCTCACCATTGAGGGGGGGGGTTTTGTGTATTTAGTGTTTGTTAAATTTAACAAACTTTTGATGTTCCTTCGTGATCCTCGCAAGGCGGCCTTCGGCCTGTTGCTCGGATGGCCCTGCTTTTTTAAGACCCTAGAAGCCGTGTCGCGCGTTACTCGCACGTAGTGGCTAGAAGTGGTCTATAAGGCCGGGCGTACCGAACAACGGCAGAGGCCTTGCTGCACGGATCTTGAAGTAGACATCTAATAAGAGGTCAGGTTCAGAGGGGACCGCGACTACGCGGTCAATAGGCGGGTTCTCTTCGATGAACGCCTGGTTAAGTACGGGGAGAGTGGCGAAGTCCTGCGCCAGGTGCCATACGTCCAGGGACGCACTGGCAGAGCTACGGAATAGGCCGGTGATTTGGGACTGCTTGAAGCGATATTCGTCCCAGCGGGGGATATAGCCGAATACGTTATCGTCTTCGGCCCCGCCTTGAGCATAGATTTCTTTATTAAGTACGGCCTGTTCGCCTAAGTGAGCAAGGGCAGGATAGTAGAAGTCGAAGCGGGTCTGGCGGGACCAGTACCGCTCTAAGCCTTGCTGGTAAGTGAGATCAGCACGAACGTTGACGAGGCCAATTATATGGCCATGTTCGGTGGCTGAGTAAGTGAAGCCATGATTGGTAGCAGAGACAGTGCCGAAGGCGGCAAGGTTTCCCTGGACAGTGCCGGTGTAACCGGTTTCAGGGTCAGCGGCAGTGCCGGATGTCTGCTGAACAGGGGATATATTAATCATGGTAGAGCCGCCCCCAAGGTACAAAGGACGCTGGTGAACCAGCATCATGGGGTCGGTGACTCCGAAGTGAGAACGGAGGATTTCCGGGTACCTGGTACCGGATCGCGCGTCGCGCTCCAGCAGTCGCTGAATCTGGAAGGACTCCCGAAGGTCGTTAATGGAGACAGAGGTGGCTGAGGCTAAGTCAGCCTGGAGTTTGGTTTCGTCCCAATTGGCATCAGAAGTACCATTGGGAGCGGTGGCAAATTTAGCATTGCCAGAAGTTACTTCTCCCTGGAGAGTGCCGCCGCCAGCTCCGCCGCCGACAGTAAATGTCGGGATGCCATCGCCAGCGGAGATAACGGGAGCAAAGCCCCCTAAGCCGACGACAACTTCTGGCCCTTTTTGGGGCCAGGGGAGAACGGACGTCAGATAGTCGCGGCGTTTGCGGCGGCGTTGAAGTTCATAATCAGCAACATAGTTAGGACCATCGCCAGTAGCGAGGGAAACAGAATCAATAATGTTCTGATCCCGGAACCAATTATTATAAATATGGTTATAACAACGGAAAGGAAGGGACGAAAACTGGAGATCGGCAACCGGAGGAATGCCGAAGTAATCGTAAATAGGACCTGATGCAGAACCGGCGTAATCAATCACGATAGGGACGACGAAGTCGGTGGAGTCACCCGGGTTTACTTGTTCGCCATGGAACTTAGTCCAGTTGGTCCAGACCTGGCGGTACGGGGTAAAGAAGAAGAAAGTCTCCAGGTGGAGGTTATCGAGGATGGGTTTAAGCGGAGTGGCGAGCCGCCCAAAGAGGGCGGCTCGACAGTTGATGGTATCTCCAGGGAGAACTTCGAGTGAAAGGATGGGTACCAAGTACCCGGAATCAAGGGTGGTTTTTAGTCCGTGGCTCAGATCGAATGAGCTACGGGGAATATCAGCCCGTGGGGTCTGATTGAATTGGTTCGACTGGGTTGATTTCATTGGTGTTTGGCTCCCGGAGTGAGTGTGGATCAATGTACTCTACCCCGTTGCCGATCATTTTTCGATCATTTAAGTGGAATTTGGAGTCGTGGTCGGTCCACTCCCCCAGGTAGAACAGGGTGTAGTCGGCAGGATGTTTGCCGAATTGATGTTCCTGGGAATTAATGCAGTCTTTGAAGGCACGGGTTGCAATACCTTTAGTGGGGACGAAAAAGGGTGGAAGATAAGCTTCGGCTTTTTCGTCGTAGACAGTGAATAGTTGCTGAATCATAGGTAGTCCCTTTTGAGTGAGGTTATTTTATTTTGCTTAACTGTCTCTCGGACAGCCAAGCGATCAGGAGTGTTATTGGGATTGTCTTGAGCTTTTTCAACTCGGAGAAGGCGGAGCTGCTCATGGAGATCGGGATTCGCTGTTTTAAGCAGCTTTCGATAGTAGTTAGGGACGGGACATTCTCGTCCGTCTGGCAGCACAGCGATATCTCGAGGAAAAAAGTCT